GGAGGGACGCTTGGAGGATCAGAGACCCCCGACTTGCGCTTGTAAAACGCCACCCAGTCGGTTAACTCGGACGACGTTAGCTAGGATTCAACCCACGACACCGGGCATCCCCACCGATCAGCAATATCAAACAGCCAGAATCGGGTGGGGTGCTCGCTTAGATTTTTTCGGCACGCTCCAACGCCGCCTTGTCGAGGCCGTTCAAACGTTCAGCCACCACAAACAAGGCGTCGAGGGTATCCGGGTGGAACGCCAACACCTGATCCAGTTCGGTCGGGCCGAACATCAATTGATTGGTGTCCGCATCCACCAAACAAGCACGGACCAGCTTGGACTGGTAGTGCATCGAGTCCGGCTGCTGGGTCTCGGGGTTAAACAACGAACGGTCGAACTGATCCCGCGCCCCGGCGGTCATTTCACGCAAACGAAACTCACCAACACCGTCAACCGGCACCGTTTCCTCACGAATCGCCGCCTGCATGGCCGCCATTAATGCCGCTTTATTCATCACGCACCCCTTACGCCGGATCGGTCCAGGTGGTTGCGCCGGATTGCTTGCCCGTCGCAATGGCTTTCAACGTGCCTGAGCCTTCCGGTTCCGCCACTTTCCAACCCGCCAACACAATCTTAAATTCGCCCACCGTGCCGTCGGACAAGGTGAGTTTGAAATCCACCGCTTGACGCGCACGCGCCGCATCACGCAACATTTGCTGACCGGGGTCCGCCTGGTTCAAGATCACCTGGACGGTTTTGTCCGGGCCTTCAGCAATGTCCGCAATGAATTCTTTGGTGGTTTCTTCCATCGCCGTCGAATCCACGAACCCGCCTTCCTCGCCGGTTTCACCGATACCAATCACCCCTTTAATCTGGGTAAAGGCCGGGGTGGCCTGCATGTCGGAAATTTCCAGTTTTGAGCCTGCGCCTAACGTCGCCTGAGCCATAAATCACCTCTCTGAAGATACAAAAAAGGCCGCTTGCGCGACCTGGGTTAACTAAATTCAATCTGATAGACCAACACCAAACTGGTGCGACTGGCGTCGTCTTCGGAACTGTACCGCCATCGCTGCAAAGTATGACCGTGAACCAGACCACCCAACTGGCGGTCGTCGATCATCGCTTGCTCGACCGGCTCCATCAGGGCATCCAACACCCCGTCCGGGTCGCTGATCTCTTCGGTGCTGGCCTCAATCACCAATTCAGCGGCATCGTTTCGGCCGTCAAAGGCTTCATAGCCCACATCGCCGTCGGCCATGTAAATGAACACTTGATCGCTGTCGCCATCGGCACGGCGGGCCAGCTTCACCGAAACACCGGGCAAAGCGGCTTTCACCAACGCCAGCACGGCGGCACGTACCTGACCGCGTTGTGTCGTGGTTGTCATCGGGTTAAACGCTCCAAACGAAATTGAAATTCATGTTCCAGCAACTTGGGCAATTCCTCGCGCACAATGCGCGGCCCAAACCGCCGCAAGGCGGTGGTCATCAAGTCCGAGACATCAATGGTCACCACCTCCAACGGATAACGGTCAGCCGTGGTCCGCTGAAAAATCTGTTCTTTGCCGCTCTTTCGAACGGTGGTTTTAAAGGCGTGCGGGTACTTGCGCCCGGCGGCAGAAATACCGCCACGCTTCAACACCCGATGCTTTAAACTGTGCACACTGATCGGTCGGGTGTAACCCGTGATCACCGCTTTCTGGGTGCCCGGCTTTGACCGACGCAAAAAGAACTTACGGCGCACATGCTTGGCGGGCACCTTGCTTTGCTTGGCCACCGAGCGGACACTTTCGGTTTGCACCCGCTTGCCCACTTTATTAATGGCCGCGCTGGTCGCTTTCGGAATCTCCGAGCTTTTCAATGGAGACCTGATGCGGTTATGAGTACGCCCGGGGGTGAGAGCAGTCGTGGACACCTCACTCGGATTTTCAAGGGCCGTCAAGAGCGCACCAGACAGACGAAAGGCTCGTCTGCTTTCCCAGCCATGACCCCCCATCTCCGGGCGAACCGATTCCGGGGGGTGTGGACTGTCAACAAGAAAAGAGAACTCTTCCTGGGGCTCCTGCCGACGTCTCCGAGCTTGCTCGCGTTGCCGCCTACTCACGTCCCGGCCAGGGAATATGAACCCTGTTCCCTTTCGATAGACGGGGCCTGCGAAAGGCCCGCTTCCGAACGGCTTTACCCTATCTCTTAGGAGCGGCTCACTCACGTCCCAATCCGGTTCACGTGAAACCTTTCTCCACTTCAGTCTTCAAAGCTCTCATTTGAATACTTGCTACTGACACCAAGATCTGCACTAGAGTACGTTTCAGCTGGGCTCACGCCCAAGCCTGCGCTACGAACTCCACGCCCTCCTACTCATTGGGGCGGACACCCTGCCCCAATGGTGATGTATAAGCCATCCGCTTCAGCGCCATCCATTTTCAGGGCT